ATATTAGATATATATATTATACTATCCCTATACTATTACCTATTCTATACCTATAAAGAAAGAAATATATAAAGAAAGAAACCTTCCCTTTCCCTTCCCTCTTCCTCTCCCCTTTCTAATTGAACAATCTGTTAACAGCCTTGATCACTAAGCGTATAAGCAAGGGGTTGTGGGGAGGTGGGGGTAAGCCCCTCGGTGCTGTGTGCAGTGTGTGGGTGCTGGGATGCTGTTGTCATACATGAACCCCAACCCCCGTCCAGAAAAATGAGCGGATGCGAAGGGACTGAATGGGAGCATAAATATATAACACACTCATATTTTAGTAAATATAATTCTTATTCTACTTTTTTAAACATATTCTTATTTTAGTTTTTTTAAACATAACATACTCATATTTTACTTTTTCTTATATTTTACTTTTTTAAAACTCATATTCTAGTTTTCTAAATATAACTCATATTCTGGTTTTACACTCATATTCTTAGTTTCCTAAACACACTCTAATATATTATTTTTATAATCTATATCATTACTCTATAATCTATATCATAGGGGGTAGCATAGGGGGTAGCGGAAAAACAGGCCCCACTATGCAAAGCATTGGGGATCCATTAGAAATAATAGGGGTAGCAGAAAAATGGGGACTATCTTTTCTTTTCTGGAGTCCCATAAAAATAACAAAAGATACTCTTACTAATTTATGAATAATATGTTAAATGTTAGAGGCAGTGTTATATATATAGGAGGTGATATAAATGGGAAATGAATTGAAAAGAATATATGATAGAGACAGATGTCGCTTGAATACATTAGGCTATAATACTAATGAATTTAAACTTGTTTATCTTGCTTATCATTCTGATAACTCTGATAGAGATTGGCTACAAGATATTCTTTTAATGACATCTGAAGAAAAGAAATTATTCAATCGCCATCTGCCTAATTATAAAGCTAAAATGATTAATAAAGGTAAGCTTCATTCATATAAAGATTCTAAAGAACTCTGGTAATTGAAATACGAATGAACCTATATATTCCTTAGGCGTACTCTATGTTTTTTTAGGGAATGCAAAAAGGCAGACCTATCTATATGAGGGGAGGTGTTAATTGAAATGACCTATTATGAATCGTATGATAACATTCTTTTTGGTGTTCAGGAAGATGATTACTTTAATGACTATGGCTATAGAAGATGGTCAGGAGATGGCACCTTCGATCCATACGATTATGACTATGGTGTTGATGAATATGAATATAACTACGATGAAAGAGATGATTGCTAATGCCTAAAGTATCCAAAGAAGCAAAACCTACAAAAGAAATAGACTGGGGTCATCTTAATGAAAAGCAGATATTATTCTGTAAAGCAAGACAGAAGTATATAGCCTATGGTGGAGCAAGAGGTGGAGGTAAGTCTCATGTAGCTCGCTGGAAAGCAGTTGCTTTAGCAATGCAATATCCACGTATTCAGATATGTATGATTCGTCAGCATTATCCTGAACTTACTGAAAACCTTATTCGTCCTATTCTTAAATGGGTTCCACAGGAACTATACAACTATAACAAAGTAGATCATATGATGATCTTCTATAATGGTTCGGAAATCCTCTTCAAGCATTTCGATGGTGAATCAGCTGAACAGGAATTCCAAGGTCAGCAGTATGATGTTATCTTTATAGACGAGGCTACTCAGCTCCCTGAGCGTGCTTATCGATATATCTGTACTTGCTTACGATCTTCAAAAGAAGGTTTTCCCCAGAGAATGTATCTTACTTGTAACCCAGGTGGTGTAGGACACAGATGGGTAAAGAGAATATTTATAGACAGAAAGTTTGATACTACAAATAAAGACCCTAATTTAAGAGAAAACCCAGATAACTACTTCTTCATTAAAGCAACTGTTAAAGATAACCCAGATTTGTTGAAAGCTACTCCTGACTATATGGTAGCACTAAACAATCTTCCTGAAGATATTCGACAGGCTCACTTGTATGGTGACTGGGATGCTTTAGGAGGTGCCTACTTCCAAGGCTTTGTAAAGGGATATCATACTTGTCCTCCTTTCTCTGTTCCTAAACATTGGAAGAGATACAGAAGCTTCGACTATGGTCTTGATATGCTATCAGTCAAATGGTGGGCAGTAGATGAAGATGGAAGATGTTGGTGTTATAGAGAGTTTGAGAAATCAAGATTAACAATTGCTGAAGCAGCACACGCTATATTAGAGAATTCTCCTCCAGACGAAGAATATGTATGCACATATGCTCCTTTTGATATGTGGGCTACACAGAAAGATACAGGACGAACAATGGCTGAGATATTTGCTCTGGAAGGACTTCCTCTTATAAAGGCAGCAAAGGATCGTGTACAAGGACACATGGTAATGAAGACAATGATGCTTGCTGGAGAACTCAAAGACATAAGTGTAAAAAGCTTATTCAAGACTCCTCCTTCTAAACTTCCTAAGCTGATGTTCTTCGATACTTGCCCAAATGTTATTCAAGACATTATGGACATTCAAGCTGATGAAGACAAACCAAATGACTGTGCTAAAGATCCTCATGATGTAACTCACTCTGTAGACTCTTGTAGATACTTCTGTATTATGAGAACGATTCCTACAGAACCCGAGAAGTTTGTTCCTAAAGAAGAGGAAGAAGAAATAGAATATCAAGACGCTACAGAATTTTGTTTAGGTGGAGAAGTAACTGCAAGTTATTTAGCCTATGGAGGTAGATAATGACAAGAAAAGATTATACTTTAGATGAATTCAAAAGTAAGATTGATTCCTACTTCAAGGCTTGCACTACTAAAAATACATTTCCTTCTCTGCAAGGTATGTACATATATTTCAATCTTACAGAAGATGAGTATAGAGAGTACTTCAAAGTACAGACAGCATATCATGCAGACTTCGCTAAGTTAGACGAATTTGCTCGGTTGAGAAGATGTCAATGGCTGCAGCAGAAAATGATCGATGATCCTAAGATGCAAGCCGTATGTACACACCTTCTTAAACAGCCTGAAAATGGTGGACAAGGAGCAGAAGGAAAGAGCACAGGCCCGAAAACCATTGTTCATAAAATGGAGGGAATCAAGTCCGAAGATGTTAATGAACTATTCGGATAAGAAAGGAGGTAAAAAGACACGAAAATTCCTGGATTATTCGCTGGTCAAGATAAACCTACTCCTCAGATAATTACTGATTATTATCTACAGGGTTTGAATTTTAACCAGCTATTGGAACTTAATGATATTGTAGAAGAGAACCACAACTTCTATATAGGAAAGCAGTGGGAAGGCGTAGTAAGTAATGGACTTGCTACTCCTGTATACAACAACATAAAAAGACTTGTAGGATTTAAAATCGCTAACCTTACTTCTGACAACATCTCTATTCAGTCCACTCCGATTGGTATCAGAGATCCGAAAGAGAAACTTCCTGTTGAACCTTCTGATGTATTCAACAAATGCATGGCTCTGTTTGTAGAGAGAACTGCACTTGTTAAGAAGATCAGAGACTTTACAAGAGATGCAGCTCTGAACGGAGATGGTTGTTTCCACATCTTCTGGAATCCTGAAATCGATGCTGGACAGGATGTCATGGGAGATATCGACATCGAAGTAATAGAAAATACGAGAGTGTTCTTTGGTGACCCTCAGACTCCTGATGTAGAGAGTCAGCCGTTCATCATTATTGCACAGCGTAAGAGAGTAAGAGATGTATTGCTTCAGATGAAAGAAGAAGGTAACTACAAAGAAATGGAGAAAGTACACGCAGACTCCGATAGGAGACACGGAAGTACTCCTCCTTCCCAGTGGATTACACATCAGTCAAGCGATGATAAATGTACAGTTCTGACAGTATATTGGAAAGATGATAAGACAGGTGATGTATGGCTCTATGAATGTACGGAAGAAGCGACAGTAAAAGAACCTATCGATATCGGTATTAGATTGTATCCTGTTGTATGGCTGAACTGGGATACGGTAAGAGATTCCTATCATGGATATGCTCTTGTAACTGGACTTCAGTCTTCTCAGATTTTCATCAACAGAGCTATGGCTATGGTCATGGCTAATGTAACTCGTCAGGGATTTGGTACTACAATCTTTGATAAAACACGAATACCTTTCTGGACGAACAAAGTGGGTGCAGCAATCGGTGTTAATGGTGGAGATGTAAACTCCGTAGCAAAGATTATTGACCCTCCTGCAATTAGTCCTCAGATAGCAGAATTCATTCAGATGTCTACAAACATGATGAACGAAGTGAATGGTGCAACAGCAGCAGCACTCGGTAATGAAAGACCTGATAATACATCCGCTATTGTAGCACTGCAGAGAGCTTCTCTTACTGCAGATGAAACTACAAAGCAGTATCTTTACAACGCCATTGAACAGGTCGGTAGAATCTGCTTGGAGTTTATGGCTGAATTCTATGGTATTCGTCAGGTAATGGGTCCTCCGTCTCAGGATGCTCTTGAAATGGCACAGTTTGCTGGACAGATGTTGCCTGGAGAGATTCCTGTAGACTTCGACTTTATTTATCTTAAGAATCATCCGCTTCAGCTGAAGTTGGATGTCGGTGCAAGTTCTTACTTCTCTGAAATTGCAGCACAGCAGACACTTGATAACTTGCTCATGGGTGGATTCATTGATATGGCACAGTATCTTGAAAGAATCCCCGAAAGCAATCTCCCTGACAAGGGTAAACTTCTTGCTGAAAAGCTGAAAGAGAAACAGATGCAGCAAGGTATGCAGATGCAGCAGATGGCACAGATGGCTGGTGCTCCTATTGCTCCTGAACCCAGAAATGCACCGAAGACTGGTGGTGGTGGTAAACAGCCGCATCAGTATGAAAACAAAGAAAATCCGCAGACTGAAGGAGTAGGCTCTCCTGAAGTACAAGGTGGCAGGGGCTACAACCATTTAGCTCACGCTATTAACCAGTCCGCTGGACTTGGATAATATAGGAGGTTCTATTTTATGAACGATGAAGAACGGGAAATTGGCGAAATGGACATCGATGACCTAATGGATGGCTGGGACGATGAATCCGAAGTAGTCGACAACGAATCAGAAACTGAAGAGGAATATGAAGAGCAGACCAGCTCTGAAGAAGACTCTGAAGAAGAAGAAGAGATGGAGGAGCCTGAAGAGGAATCTGGAGAAGAGGAAGAAGAGGAAGAGGAAGAAGAATCTGAAGAAGAAGAAACTGAATCTTACTATGAAACCGATTCGGACGGAAACAAGTATGAGATGGCAGATGCAGACCAGTATCTTAAAATCAAGTACATGGGTGAAGACAGATTTCTTAACGGAGAAGAAGCAGTTGAATACGCCCAGAAGGGACTCGACTATGATCGCATTCGTAGAAAGTATGATGCTCTCAAAAGTTTTGAAGGTAAGGAGAACCAGATAGACTTTCTCCAGAGAGTAGCTGATTTCAATGGATGCAGCGTAGAAGAATTCATGGACAAGATCGAAATAGGAATGATTCAGAAACAGAAGAACATGACTGAAGCTGAAGCAAAGGTTGAACTTATGAAGCAGAAGCTGCCCAAGGAGAAATCTCCTCAGGAGAAGCTGAAGGATAAAGTTCGCGGTGACTTTGAAGCGTTCAGAGATTCAAGTTTCGGAAACAAGATCAATCCTCGAGACATTCCCCCTGATGTCTGGAAATTGTACGGAGACGGGAGTAAAATGACTCTTCTTGAAGCCTATCTTATCACTACAAAAAAGGCAAGTGAAAAGGAAAACAGAATTAAACAGCAGAATGAGAAAAACAAAAAGAGGTCTGCTGGCTCAAAGAAGAAATCTACTGGTAATAAGAAGATTGACCCATTGTTTGAGGGATGGGAATTTTGATTCAGCAGCCTCCTAAAAAATATTTATTTTAAAGGAGATTATTAATTATGGCTATTAATTTAACTGACAAATATGAAAAACAGGTAGCGGAGCGCTGGTTTAAGAAGTCTTTTACGGCAGCTATGGCTGGTAACGAATACACCTTTGATGGTGTTAAGAGCATTAAGGTGTTCAGCATTGATGTTGCACCTCTGCAGAATTATAGCAAGAGTGTTAATGGTTTTAACGGCTCTCGTTTTGGTACTCCCAAGGATCTGACCGATACGCTGGTTGAGTACACGATGAAGGGTGACAAGTCCTTTACTTACATCATTGACCGTGGTGACGAAGTCAACCAGTTCAATATCAAGAAGGCAAATCGCTCTCTCCAGCGTCAGCTGGATGAAGTTGTTCATCCTTACATGGATCGTTACAACCTCGCAACTTGGAACAAGAAGGGCGAAGGCCGTGTAGCAGTTGATATGACGGATGGCTCCACTGCTTGGGAAGGTCTCATTGATGCACAGCAGAAGATGGACAACGCTCTCGTTCCTGAAAGTGGTCGTTGCCTGACTGTTGGCACTAAGCTTTATAAGAAACTCTTGATGAACGATCAGTTCGTTTACACCAGCAAGCTGGCTGATGACAAGTTCATCAAGGGTCAGATTGGCGAACTCGCTGGTTTGCCTGTTGTTAAGATTCCCGACAGCTATCTGCCGAAGGGAGTTCTTGGTATGATTACGCAGAAGGCTGCTCTGCTTGCTCCGAATAAGCTTGCAGACTATAAGATCCACACTGATCCTCCTGGAATCAATGGTGACCTTGTTGAAGGCCGTTTCATGCATGACGCTTTCGTTATTTCCGCAAAGCGTAAGTGCGTTATTTCTCTCTATGATAAGACTAGTGGTGCTGGCAATGTTATGAAGGGTTATGTTTCCTTCAAGGCTAACTCTACTACTGGTCTGGATTGCAACGAAGCAATCGACACCTTCTCTGGTACTACCAACGCTGTGTGCTACTACACTGTCGATGGTTCCGACCCGAAGGTTTCCAAAACTCAGCATAAGTTTACTGGCAGTACTGTAACTCTTACTGATCTTCAGAATGCAGTTACTGACGATAAACCGGGCCTTAATCAGAATATTATGTTCCGTATGTATGTCGGTGGTGACAAGGACAACTCCGAAACCATCGCTTGGAAGGCATTTACTCCTGCAGATATGGCTGCTGTTACTCAGGCTGAGTGGCTTACAGCACTTACTAAGGATAATGTCATCGATATCGATAGCATCGGTTACTCTGACCCCTCTGCTGATATCTAACTAATCTTTTTGGGGGAGTCTTCGGACTCCCCCTTTTCTTTTTGAAAGGAGAACTTAATGAGTAAATTATCTGTTATTATTCCTACATATAAATGTCACGCATATATTGATCGTCTTATGGCTTCTATCGCTATGCAGAATATGTATGGTGAGCATGAGTTTGAAGTTGTTCTTGTAAATGATAAATGTCCTGAAGGAGACTACAAAGATACTGTGGACTTCTGGGGAAGAAAGTTTAACATTTGGGAATATATCTGCAAAGAAAACGGAGGACCTGGAACTGCAAGACGAATTGGTATGGAAATTACAGATTCCGATTATATTATGTTTGCAGACTCTGATGATGCGTTCATGTCCGATGTAGTATTCGAAAACATGATGAAGATTATGGACGAAACTGATAATGATATTGTTCTTGGAAAATTTGTCGAAGAGACAAAGAATCATGACTATATTCTTCATGACCACGATCTCGTTTGGGTGTTTGCTAAGATTTATCGTAGAAAATTCCTCAATGATAACGGAATTACATTTAACGATACAAGAGCAAACGAGGATACTGGATTTAATACATTATGTGGTGGGCTTACAGAAAAGATTGCAAGCATTGAAGATCCTGTCTATATGTGGCATTATCAGCCGAATACTATTACACGAATCAATGAACACGCATATACTCACGGAGATGGCTTTAGAGGATGCTTCTATAATCACGCTTGGGCTTATACAGAACTTCATAACAGAGGAGTGGATATAACAGAAAAGGTTCTCCTATTTCTCCCTAAAGCATATTATATGTTTGAAGATATGTGGAAGAATGGTAAAGACGAAGAGAAGGAAATTAACTGTCAGTATGTATATGATTTCTTCGCAGCAGTAGTTAATCCTATGCTTGAAGAAGGACTTACTTATTCAGATATTATGACATACGCTCATAAATATATGACTCAGTTTCCTTGTAGCATCGTTCCTGAGCATACATTCTTCGACTTTCTTAATGTAAATGATGCACTTGTAAAGGCACAGGAAAATGAAAACAAATTAAAGGAGGAAAATTAATATGGCATATGTAGCACAGAAAAACGGAGGAACTGCAAGTGGTAATGGTGGAGCTGTAAGAAAGGCACTTAGTTCTCATGCAAGTGCAACGAAAAGCGGAAAGCAGACTACTGCAAATGGTGTATATGCAGGAGGTGGAAAAGCAAAATCCTCTGCTGGAATGGCTGCAGCATCGAAAACTGGTGGTGGCAGCGTATTTTATACTAAAACTTCGAAGTAAAGAGGTGATATAATGGCTGAGAGAGAAACAATGGGTTCCTTCTACAGAAGGGGAAACCCCCTACAGTCAACGGATAAGCCAAGCGGAGCTATTAAAGATCAAGCTTGGTCTGACTGGAAACAAAGACACGCACAGAGACAGATTAAAAAATCTGCTTCTAAAATGAAAATGCTTGAAGCAGAAGCGCAGAAAAGAAGAACTGAAATGCAGGCTAATGATTTCTCTGAAGAGGAAGAATCCGAAGAAGAACTTCCCGAAGAGGAAATGCCAGAAGAAGAACCTGACTATACTGAAGGATTTAATGATGACCTTGAAGAGTCTCCCGCTCCTGAAGAAGATATTAATATAGGGGAGGAGGAAGAGACTCCAAAGAAAAAGAAGAAGGGAGGTAAAAAGATTGACAGGAAATGAAATTTTCGATAGAGCGCTTGCTATTATGGATGAAGT